ATCGTTGATCTATCGTAACAGTCATACTTAGCAGGGACACACTAAGCAGAAAGCAAGCAGACGTGACACGATCTCGCTCCAATGCGACGACGGTTAAGGGCAGACGATTCAAACCATTGAGCTTTAGGCCACTAAGAGTTCTCTCAACCATGCAGGGATGAAAGGATCGTCTAGTGTGAATAACCCTTGGTCGATTCCATACTTACCAGCTCTTACTAAAGCACCATTATGATCAGTCTCCATAGCCTCGTGCACCCACTCTTGGTATAAGGTGAGATCTTTGGCTAATTCTGGAAGATGTGGCACTAGACCATCGTATTCCGGGGCAAACAAACTGTTAGTAAGTATAGGCACACCTTGCGTCTTCCACATTTCGCTGGCGATGGTAAGCGTGTCCAGATAAAAATTGGCCGTAGTCTGATCTAGATCATATCCTGTGAGCAGGTTGCACCAACGAATAACCTTATTACCTGGTTCGAGTCCTAAAAGTGCACCGCGTAGAATAGATTCTGTATCCTCATCAGTTAGATATGGTGCCATGACTCTAGCTCCGTCATCAGATGGGATCAACTCTGTGGTATTATCACTTCTGAGTCGCAGAGCCTTTAACATATTTTGTATGTAAAGGTTGCTCTCTCCTTTAGTTGATGGTACTATGTTCATTAACCTAGCGAGTACAGCTAACGGTTTGGCGACTTTCTTTCTGACAGCAAAGCTACCACACTGATGAGCATCATTCATATTACAAGGTATGAGGACGAAGAAACCATCGAAATTATCGCAAACCAGGAAAATTAGAGATTTAGTAACCGTAGCCTGAGTTTTAGATATCAGCTGCAACCAGTTTATAATCGCACCTCTGTCATCTGTAAATCCAACACCTCCATTTCTAGTCCAGGTGACACTTAACGGCAAACTACGCTCATCTTCTGTTGGTTGTTTAGTGACAGTGAAGAATACTTTAGCACCTATCTGATAGAAGGTCAAGTATATATCAACATCCGCATTCCCATACTTATCGTTAGATTCGAATGGTGTCCAAGTAGCATCAGCAGGCACAGTGGCGTCATAATCGTAATCTTTCTTTTGTGCGAGAAGTTGGTAACCAAAAGTATGACTCAGTGGAAGACTAGCTCCCGAGCGATTAGTGACTTGGTCTGACATGCTCACCTGTTACTT